GGAACTACCGTTAAGCCTGTAAATGGGTATTGGGTTAAGAAAGGTACTGAACCAATTGGAGGACAACCAACGCCTACTTCTTCAGGAAAATCAGAACCTAAAATTAGTACAACTGAAATTAGAAAAGATGCAAGAGGTAATTGGAGAGCGGAAAACACAGTAGATGATTTTAACGGTTACGATTGGAGAATATCTACCGTTAAAACTTATAGTGGTAATTTAGTTTCTTCTGCTCAAGGAGGTAAAACAGAGCCGACAGGAACAAAAGGTTATAGTATTTTTAAATATACTATGTATCAAGACCCAAATCATACTTTAGAAGTTTCTAAACCAAAAAGATTGACTGATAAGGTAGTTTCTGAACAACACGAAAAAGCATTAGCCAAGTTCAAAAAGTTTATGGAAACAGGAATGTTCAAAGGCGGAGGTAAAATCTCCAACTTTGATAAACTTTCTGATAAAGTAGCAAAAGAATACGAGGGAATACCTGTTAAGAGCAAATACCAAGAGCAATATGGTAGATACTATTCTAAAGAAGAAGCACAGGAAGTTGGCGATAAAGTTGCGGGAAAAGTAAAGGCTATGCAATCTGCTAAAAAGATGTCAGGCGGTAGTACAGACGGTAAAAAATCAAATAGCGGAGCAGAAACCCTAAAAAAAGCAAATGATTTAGCTAAAAAAATCCGTATGGATGGAGAGAGTTGGAACAATGCTAAAAAAAGAGCCTTTGCCCAATTAAAAAAATAGTACGAAAACAGATGTAATATGTCCGACACCAAGCGGACAAAAAATAATAGCAGAAAGCCTGTTAGAAACATAAAAAAAGACAATTATTTTAAAAACAAGGCATTAATTACTTGTTTATCAAAATTTTATTATATTTGTAGATTAAATTAACTTTATTAAGTACAATACTATGGAAACAATTAATGGATTATTAAGAGCGTTGGATAACAAAGTACCCGCTTCAATGGCTAAAAGAATAGACGGTTTGCAAAAACTGAATGTGAAATTAGAAACCGCAAGAAGCGAACACGATGCTAACCCGACAGAGGCTTCTCAAGATGCGTTAGACGAGATTATAGAATTTATCAAAGACACCCAAGAGGATGTTCAAGAAGATTTAGAAACTCTTGTAGAGCAAAAAAGAAGTGCTAATTTAAAAGCACAGGGAGAAGAGAAAAAAAGAAGAGAACAAGAGGCTTTAGCGAAAAGAGGAGAACAAGAGGCGTTAGCCAAAAGAAGAAAACAACAAGAGGAATTAGCAAATAGAAGAGCAAGTGAAAAAGCCCAAAAAGATGCTGAAGAATTGAGAGAAAAAGAAGATTTAGAGAAAAAAGAATCGGAAGAACAAGAATTAAAAACAGATGACGAAACTAAAACTGAAAAAAAATCAGGAATTGGTTGGGGAAGTTTGCTTTTAGGCGGTATTCTACTTGTAGCAACAGGTGGGGCAATAAAGTATTTCGGAAATAAAAAATAATGAGCAAAGCGCAAAAAATTTTATTAGTAGTAGGCATTTTAGGTGTTGCTTTCGGAGGCTTTGTCTTGGCGAAGTATCTTACTCGTAATGTTAGAAAAATTCGAGGTGGAACAGTCACTTTTCAAAAGTTTGACACACCGCCAATAGAAGAACCTTTATCTGAATAATTATGGGAAAGTACACGACAGTTGCGATTAAAGTGCCTGATATTAATAGAAGTTTTGCACAATCAAATTATAAATACTCTAACCCCGATGTTATAAGAGTTAACAATTTACTTATAGATGAAATCAATAAGTCATTTGGAAGCTATGTTACAAAGTGGGGAATTGAATTTGAAATTGATGATTCAATAATTATAGGTTTTATTGCTACCGAAAGTGGCGGTATTAATTCTCCTCCGAATAAATATGATGCGACAGGTCTTATGCAGATGACTCCAAACACAGTTTGGGAAATTTTGGCAAAATGGCAAGTTATGGTCAATTCCCCGCTATCTACTAAAGCAAAATCTTTTTTCAATAAAGCGATTCCGTCAAGTAAAAATTTCAACGCTAATGTACTTCCGAGTTCGGCAGTAAAAAGCGAAATACGCAAAGCATTACAAAATAATCCTGAATTCAATATAGCAATTGGTACTGCTAATTTAAGATGGCTTTTAGAAGCATTTAAAGAGGGCAACGTTGCGAGTATGAATAAAGTTATGGTTTCCTACAATGCGGGTTACTATGCTATGAGAAATAAGGTAAAAGGTGCTTTAACAACTCAACAATTAATCAATAATAAATCTATTCCTTTGGAAAGCAGAGGTTATTTATTAAAAATGTTAGGCGTAAACGGTTTTTTAGACCTATGGTTTAAAAAGTAATTATAAACAAAAACAAGAAACAAAACAACAACCTAATTAAGTAATGATAAATTTAAAAAATATAAACAATTAAATATTAAAATTATGAAAAAAGGTTATTTAGTAGGTGGTTTAGCGATTGTAGGTGCAATAGCATTATTTATGTATTTAAAACCAAAAAACAAAGCAAATTCAGAGGGTTTTTACGGGGCAAATGGTAAATTAACTACCAAAGGAGGTTCGACTTCAAAAGTTCAATTACAATGTAAAAGACCTAATGGAAGTTATTACTTACAACCATCAGGAGCAACTGCTTGTGTGTATGGTAGTGACACACCAATTCGTTACGTTGAAAATTAAAAACAAAAAAAATGGAAAAGAAATATATCGTAGGAGGTTTAGCCGTAGTAGGTGCTTTAGCATTATTAGCTTGGTATTTTACACCAAAGAAAAGTTCAGATAAATTCTTGAACGCAACAGGTGGTTGCGGTTGTGGGGCTTAATAATGGCTTATAAAATTTTACCATATTCAAAAGCACAGGCGGATAAGTTGGGGGTTGAAATAAAGCCCTCAACAAACTCTGTTAAAAAAATTGATATTTTTAAAAATGGTAAAAAAATTGCTACAATAGGGGCTTCGGGTATGAATGATTACCCGACCTATTTGGAGAAAGAAAAAAAAGGGTATTTCCCGAAAGGATATGCTAAAGAAAGACGTAGATTGTATAAGCAACGCCACGAAAAAGACCGTCATAAAACAGGGTCGAATGGTTGGTATGCAGATAAAATATTGTGGTAAATGGCTCTAATATACGAAAATAAAGTTCCTGCTTCATACAGGATACCTTTTGTTAACAAGGTAAACGAAATTGCACCAAGAATAGGGGTTGACCCTAATTGGTTAATGGCAATTATGTACTTTGAGAGCGCAGGTGGTTTTAGCCCGTCTATTACAAATTCATTAGGGTATGTAGGCTTAATTCAATTTGGAGCATCGGCAAGAAAAACTTTAGGTGTTACAAAAGAGCAACTAAAGGCAATGACCGCAGTAGAGCAATTAGATTACGTTGAAAAATATTTTAATTTATATAAGGGTAAATACAAAACTTATATAGACACATATTTTGCAGTATTTTTTCCTTTAGCAATTGGAAAGCCCGATGATTGGGTAATTCAAGGCGGAGGTCTTACGGCAAAACAAATTTACGATGCGAACCCCGCTTTCCGAAATGTAAAAGACGGAAAATTGAGAGTTTGGGAAGTTAAAAAAACAATGTTAGAAAAACTGCCGAGCCAATGGCTACAAGACGGAAGTTTTAGTTTGGCAGTTAAAGCATACAAGAATTATATTGCAGTTGGTATATTATCAATATTGGCAGGATTAACATTATATTATTATGGTAGAAGCAGTACAAAATAGTCAGACGGGAACACCAAATGAAGAAATGGATAAGACGATAAAAAAAGACGTAAATGCTCAAATACATCAGCATTTATCTACAATTTTTGTTGTAGTAGGCATTATATCTTTTACATTGGGTGCAATTGTAAATTGGTACACAATTCAAAGAATTAAAGGCGGAAAAATATAATGAAAATATTTGGACAAGTTTTAGATACAAATGATGAACCAATGGCATTGGCGAATATTACTATTGTTACAGGCGTAAATGCTAATACTATGGGTACTCACGGTGATTTAGATGGTAATTTTGTTTTAGAAAGTCCTAATATTGAAAGCGATTCCCGATTTAAGGTTTCTTATGTAGGATATGTATCTCAATTTTTCAATACAAATGAATTACAAGGTAAAAAAGTAAAATTAAAAGACGAT